GGCGACGGCGACGGCTCCGGCGACGGCTCCGGCTACGGCTCCGGCTCCGGCTCCGGCTACGGCGACGGCGACGGCTCCGGCTACGGCTACGGCGACGGCGACGGCTCCGGCGACGGCTCCGGCTAATCCATCTGCAGCTATACGGCCCACTCTGGCGCAACCGGAGCTCTGTTGGGCAGGCGGAAAGAGCGTCACCGCCACAGGACAACGACGAGGGACACGGGAATGGACCAGGACGCACGAATCACCGCGATGTTGAGCGACGGAGAGGCCCTTGGCCGGATCGCTGACCACGTCGCAACGACCCGGGAGCGCGAGTGCCAAGCGGCACTGGTGCTGCTCATGAAGCACGGCAGCGGTGCTGAGCTGCGCTCGCTGCTGGTGGAAGGTGCGCGCGACCTGATCGAGGCGCGCGACAGCGACGCGGAGTTCATCGAGGGCGGTGAGTACGTGCGCCGGCCGCTGACGGACTCGCGTGTTCTGCAGCTGCGTGTTGCGGGATTTCTGTGATGAGCGCCCACCAAACAGCCACCAAGGAGACTCAAGCAATGACCAAGACCAATGAACAGGCCGGCGATCACGGCGCAGTGCCGGCGACCTTCCCTGTCGCTCTGACGATGCCCGTGCTCGCAGATGGCGAACGCTACGTCGGCACGATCGTGAGCGCCGATGGCGCCAAGCACCATCACGTGATCCTGCTCCCGGACGCCGCGAAAGACCTCAGCTGGCAAGCCGCGATGGATTGGGCTGCGAGTGTCGGCGGCGAACTTCCTGATCGCGTCGAAGGTGCGCTGCTCTTCGCGACGCTGAAGAGCGAATTCGTAGAGGACTGGTACTGGACGCGCGAGACGGCTGCCTGGCATGACGGCTGGGCCTGGTATCAGTACTTCTACCGCGGCTACCAGTACCGCGACCCCAAGGACGTCCAGCTCCGCGCCCGTGCCGTCCGCAGATTGCCCATTTAGTCCTTCATCCATTCATCGGGAGTTGGACATGGACCACGACTTCGGACCGCATTGGCCGCGCCTCTATTCGGAAGCTGCGGCAACGAAAGCGCGACACGTGACTGTCGCCCACCGCCCCTTCGCCCCGTTCTCCCGCGCCGAGCAGCGCCACGAGTTCATCCGCCAGATGCCTGCGGGCTGGACGCTCACCGATGCGGACAAGCGCCGCTCCGCCAAATGGGACCGCGGCCTCGCCTGGTTCTGCTGCACAGCGCTCGTGTGCTGGGTCGCCTTCTCGATTTACCTGCGCGTCACCACCGACATGCCCCAGCCGGCGGTCGCGGTGACGGCGAACAAGTGAGGAAAACATGAACGCACCGCAACGCGTGGGCGAACTCGATCGTCAGAAGTACCTAGGCGGCTCGGATGTGGCGGCCATCCTTGGCATTTCGCCTTGGCGCACACAGCTAGACGTCTATCTCGACAAGATCCAGCCGCGCCAGGAGATCACCGACCCGGCACGTCTTAGGGTGCTGTCCCGCGGAAAACGCATGGAGCCCTATGTGATCGACCTGCTGGCCGAGGAAACCGGCTTGCAGATCGTGCGGCGCGGAGAGCGCTATCTCGATGCTGAGCACGCCTTCATCGCGGCCGAGATCGATGCCGAAGCCGAGTCGGGGGAGAACATCGAGATCAAGACCGTCTCGCCTTTCAAGGCTGCCGAGTGGGGCGAGCAGCAGAGCGACGAGATCCCGGTGCACTACGCCGCCCAGGCTATGCACGGCCTGATGGTCACGGGCCGAGCTGTCTGCATCTTCGGCGTCCTGATCGGCGGTGACGATTTCCGAACCTATCGGATCGAACGCGACGAAGAAACGATCGCCGCGATTCGAGAGCGTGAGGTGGCGTTCTGGCAGTGCGTGCAAAGCCTGGAGCCGCCGGAGCCTTCGTCTGTAGGTGACGTCCTGCGCCTCTACGGAAGCAAGGATGCCGGTTCCAAGGTTGAAGCCAGTGAAGAGATCCAGATCGACCTGATAGCCCTGCGCGCGCTCAAGGATGACGCAGCCCGCCTCGAAGCATCGATCGCACAGCGCGAAGAGCGGATCAAGTTGTTCATGGCTGATGCAGCGCTGCTGACGATGAACGGGGTCCCGTCCGCCAGCTGGAAGACGCAGTCGTCCAAGCGCCTCGACCAAACCGCATTCAAGGAAGCGCACCCAGATCTGCACGCGCAGTTCTGCAAGGTCACCGAGTCCCGCGTCTTCCGCCTCAAGTAACAACGGAGCCCACCATGAGTGCCACCCAAGCCCTACGCGCCACCGCGACCGGCAACCAACAGAACCCCGTCACAGCCTTCCGCGGCTTCCTTGAAAAGCAAAAGTCGCAACTTGCCGCAGCGCTGCCAAAACACATCAGCCCGGATCGGATGATCCGCCTGGCGTGCACCGAGTTCGCCAAGAACCCGACCCTCCAAAAATGCACGCCCGTCAGTGTATTCGGGGCAATCATCCAAGCGTCGCAACTTGGCCTTGAGATCGGCGTACTCGGCCAGGCCTATCTGGTCCCCTATCGCAACAACAAGACGAACAGCTATGAAGCCCAGTTCATCCCGGGCTACAAGGGCCTGATCGGGCTTGCGCGCCGCTCCGGCGAAGTCACCAGCATCGAAACGAACATCGTCTATGAACAGGACGAGTTCTCGCTTGCTTTGGGTCTCGAGACCGAACTAAAACACGTTCCGAATCTGGATGGCGACCGCGGCAAACCCAGGCTCGTGTATGGCGTCGCACGCTTCCGCGACGGCGGACACCACCTCGAATGGATGACGATTGGCGAGGTGAACAAAATCCGTGCGAGATCGAAGGCCAGCAACAACGGACCCTGGGTTACGGACTTCGAGCAGATGGTGCGCAAGACGCTCATCCGCCGCATGGCTAACTACCTGCCCATGTCAATCGAACTGCAGAACGCCCTGCAGGTGGATGACGCCGTGTCCGAGGGCCGCCGGGCAACGCTCGATGGTGACTTCGTCATCGTCACCGACCCGGACGACCAGACCGAACAGCAAGACGCCGAGCTGCGCAAGCTAGAAGGCGCCGCAGACGCCGAAGAAACCCTCGGCCAGAAGATCCGCCGCCAACTCGAAAACGCCCAGGACGCTGACGTCCTTGCAGTTGCGGCCGACCTCATCAGCGAGCTCGCCGATCAGGCGGAAGTCGATGAACTGACCGCGCTCTACAACAAGCGCCGGGCCGAACTCGACGCCTAACCCTTTCGCCGGCCGCGCACTTCCTGCTCCCGCCCTGGAGCGACCGAGTGCGTTGATGGGCTGCGCGGCCGGCACCCGAACACACGAGGCAGACATGTCCTTCGACCTTCAAGCAGCAAAGGCAGGAGCGCGCGTGCGGTGCCGCGATGCAGAGCTCCGAGTCCGAACCCTGGGATTCGACTTCCAGGGCGAAGACGGCCACTGCATCGCCGGCATCGTCACTCATCCGGACGGCAGCGAAGCGCTGTGCGATTGGGATGCGAACGGGCACTTCTGGGCCCCAAGTGGCGAGCACAAGTACGACCTGCTTACCCAGTAAGCACCGCAATCCACCACAAGCCGTCATCACAACGAGGAAGCCATGAACCAACTGCAAATCCCGCCGCTGTCTGAGGGCGAAACCTACATCGGAGCAATCGGCAACAAGAGCGGCGAGGTCTATCACGTCGTTCTGCTGCCGGGCGACAACGATCGCGCGCCGCACGCCAAGCAAATCGAATGGGCAAAGAGCATCGGCGGCGACCTGCCCACCAAGCTCGAGGCCGCAATGCTGTTCGCGCATGCGAAGGATGAATTCAACTCGGAGTGGTACTGGACCAACGAGGACTTCGTCGATCCGGAAGACCCCGACGACAGCGGCTGGGCCTGGTCTCAGTACTTCGGCAGCGGCAGCCAGCTCACCAGCCACAAGGACATCCAGCTCCGCGCCCGTGCCGTCCGCAGATTGCCCATTTAGTCCTTCATCCATTCATCAGGGAGCACAGCTGTGAGCAAAGCTCAGTGGATCGCCGCGAACCTCAAACCCGGCGAGGAATACGCCGGCCTCGTCCTCGGCAAGGACGGGGCGCCTGACCACCACCTCATCCTGCTGCCTGGGGAAGCGGCAGAAGTGACGTGGCAGCAGGCCAAGGATTGGTCGCTGAAGGCCGGTGGCGAGCTGCCCACCCGTCGTGAGCAGTCCCTCCTCTTCGCGAACCGGGGAGAAGACTTCAAGCCGAGTTGGTACTGGTCCTCCGAATCGTATAGGGACGACGGCTGGGCCTGGTGTCAGTACTTCTACGACGGCTACCAGTACGACGGCCACAAGCTCGGCCAGCTCCGCGCCCGTGCCGTCCGCAGATTGCCCATTTAGTCCTTCATCCATTCATCAGGGAGCACAGCTGTGAGCAAAGCTCAGTGGATCGCCGCGAACCTCAAACCCGGCGAGGAATACGCCGGCCTCGTCCTCGGCAAGGACGGGGCGCCTGACCACCACCTCATCCTGCTGCCTGGGGAAGCGGCAGAAGTGACGTGGCAGCAGGCCAAGGATTGGTCGCTGAAGGCCGGTGGCGAGCTGCCCACCCGTCGTGAGCAGTCCCTCCTCTTCGCGAACCGGGGAGAAGACTTCAAGCCGAGTTGGTACTGGTCCTCCGAATCGTATAGGGACGACGGCTGGGCCTGGTGTCAGAGCTTCAGCACCGGCTTCCAGGGCCACGGCCGCAAGCGCCACCAGCTCCGCGCCCGTGCCGTCCGCAGATTGATCCTTGAGTAATTCAGTCATTTAGTCAGCATGGCTACCCATAACCAGCTCCCGATCTACAAGGTCGCCTACGACCTTCTCGACGCAGTTACCGACTTCGTCAAGAACATGCAGCGCGACTTCAAGCGTTCGATCGGCGACAAGATTTCTGGCGAGTGCATCGAGATCACCATCCTCGTGTTCCGCGCCAATGTCTCGACCGACAAGGGACCGCATCTGCTGGAACTGCTCGAACGCCTCCAGGTGATCGAGTTGATGCTTCGCCTCGCGATGGACAAGCGACTGATCTCGAAGGTCGCCTACGCGAAGAGCGTCGAACTCACGACCAGTATCGGGAAGCAGGCCAACGGGTGGCGACGCGCCGCAATTCGCCCGCTTCATGGAGGTCAAGGCCGCCATGACTGAGCGATCTTTCAATCTGGTCGTGCCGCTGGCCCCTGTGGCCACCGACATGCGCAACACGGATACCGGGGGCTATCGCGCCGCCGCGTCCGGCGCAGTTACCCCGCTGAATACTCGGCCGGGCGACGTGAAAAGCACGATCGGCACGGCTGGGCCTGGTATCAGAACTTCAACAACGGCAACCAGAACAACAGCCACAAGAACAACCAGCTCCGCGCCCGTGCCGTCCGCAGACGGAAACGCGCATCACCATGCTGACTTCACCTTCGCCGAACTGGCGCAGGCCTACTTCGATTGCCGGCGCACAAAGCGCAATAGCGCCAGCGCGCTGGCTTTCGAGCAAGATCTAGAACGCAATCTCCGCAAGCTGTACGACGAGCTGCACGGGGACACCTACCAGCCCGGCCGCTCGATCTGCTTCGTCATCACGCGACCGAAGCCGCGCGAGGTGTGGGCACGGCTGTGTTCAAACAAGCCGCGCGACCACGAGACGATTTCTGCCGATTGGAATAACGCGCGCTCGTTACTCGCCGCGCACCCCAAGGCCGAGCCGCAGTGCCACTGCACCACCTGCCGGCCGATCACGATGGACGACATGCGTTTCGTCGTCTGCCCGAAGTGCGGGCACAAGCGCTGCCCACACGCCCGCAACCACCGCAACGACTGCACTGGGAGCAATGAGCCGGGGCAGAGCGGTAGCGCCAAGCCGCAGGAAGGGGAGGCCGCATGATCGACTTCGAGCAACGCATGAAGCGCGAACACGCGAGGCGCGATGAGTTGCGCGACTACTTCGCGGTGCATGCAAGCGAAGATGACTTGCGCGGTCAGGCGGAGATTCTTCGTGCGAAGGTGCTGCGGGATACCGGGTTCGGGATACTGCCTGACGGCTGGCGCATCACCGCGCGTTACATGCATGCCGACGCCATGCTAGCCGAGCGCGCAAAGGAGCCGCGATGCTGATCGGTAAAGCCCGCCTACTGGTGGCAGCAGCTATGGCTATTGGGGCCGCGGTTGAAATACAGGGGCCGTGGGAGCCCCCGGCGCAACGTGAGCCGAAACAACCTGACCCGGAGCGCCAAGCTGCAGCAGAAGCGAAGCGTGCCCGCAAGAACGCAAAGCGCTTGAAGAACGAAGGGGAAGCGAAGCCGTGAAGACCTGCCATTACTGCGGCGTTACAGGCGATCTTCGCCCGTATGGCCCGAAAGGTGCGGCTGTGTGCTTCAAGTGCGCAATGGCGACGCCTGAACGCAAAGCCGAAACGGAAAGCAACTTCGCCTCACAACTGAATGCCTGCGGTGACGTTGCGATGCTTGATAAAGCAGGGCCTATACCGTTCGACAGGAAGGAGTTCAAGCAATGACCACGAATGAACAAGAGCGCACAGCGTTTGAGGCTTGGGCGGAGCCCGGAGACTTCGCCACTGACAAGTTTGAAGACGGGGCTTACATATTTCTCGAAACGCGTTGCGCTTGGCAGGGTTGGCAAGCCCGCGCCCAGCAGCCGAGCGCGGAGCCGTTCGGATATTTTCGAGCCGAACCATTCGGCTGGACGGACTGCGCGGAGACCGACGAGGGCGCGATTGCGCTCTACGCCCGCCCCGCCGCCGACGTGCTGGCGGATGCCGTGAAGAAGCTCGGGCTTCTGCACCCATTCCTTGTTGGGTACGAGCTTTCGGAGCCCTGCATCCGCAATAAGCTAGGGCTGGAAGTCAGGAAATGGATTGATGGGCTCAGTGAGCTTTACGGTCTTGTCGAGGACATCATCGCCGCCCGCGCGAAAGGCGGTGCGTGATGAAGGAAAAACACGGCGAGTTCATCCACATCTACTGGGAGGATGACAGCGAGGTCGAATACGTGCGCGGGCACGTCACGCTTGATGAAGCGAAGGCGGCGATTAGGGCGCATTCCGGAGAAGGCGCTGACGACTCGGCGATCGACGTCAAGCATCGTTGGGCCCGCTGGGTTCCTGCCGAGCGATACAGCGACTTCTCGTGCCTGCTTTGGACCTACGACGAGAAGAGCAAAGGGGCTTTTGCGGTGACTGAAGTGCGCATGGCGCCGACTCGAACAGGAGCCCGGCCATGACTGAGAAGATGAAGCCGGTGGCGAAGGTCGTCCGCTTCAAGCGCGGAGGAGACCGCGGCCCCGTCATCGAATGGCAGGATGGCGCCAAGGTCGCAGTCGGCGACACCCTCTTCACCGCCGACCAGCTCGCACAGGCGCGGCGGGAGGAGCGGGAGCGGTGCGCGCAGCACATAACGAGGCGCATGGTCGTAGGTGGCAAACACGCTGCTGAGATCATTCGCGCCATTCCGGACGAGGCCGACCAATGAAGGGCCGCTGGCACCCCCGCATTCACAGTCGCAAGCTCTCGCGCGAGGAAGGGCGGCCGGTCTTTGCTGGACACGCCCGATGGAGTCGCCAGCGCTGGTTTCGCTTCTCGCACTGGCCCGGGCTGCGTGCAGGGAGCGGCGCGCTCGGTCGGTTCTACTACATGGCGCGATACGACGTGCCGAAGGAAATCAAGCGATGACCCCCATCCTGACGGACGAGCAGATCCTGGAAGCTGCTCGCGCCAACGGCTGTGACGAGGACCAGCGTTTTCGCGGCGAGATCACATTTAGTGGTCACGACCAGCTCACCGCCTTCGCCCGCGCCGTCGCCGATGCGGCGATCGAGAAGTGCGCCGAGGTAATCGACGCCCAGGATGTCGACCCGGCGTTCAAGCGCAGGCTGTCGCAAAGCTTGCGCGCGATGAAAGGACAGGGATGTGGCTGACGCGTGAAGAGCTGCAGGAGCTCACCGACCTGCGAAGACCGGGCGCCATCAAGCGCTGGCTCGCCAGTCACAACTACCCGTTTGAGATCGCTGCCAGCGGCTGGCCAAAGGTGCTGCGCTCGCTGGTTGAGTCTCGCCAAGGGGCGACGGCGCAGCCGAAGAAAGACCGCCCTCGCCTGCACCTTGCTTGAACCATGATCCGACCGCGCAAACACGATCGCCATCTACCCCCATGCATGTACCACAAGCACGGGGCGTATTGGCTTGTCCGCAAAGGGAAGTGGCTCAGGCTGGGCGACAACCTGCCACAGTCGATGCTGGAGTACGCACGCCGCTATCCGGCCGGCGAGTCTGGGGGGATGGACCCACTCATCGATCGCTGGCTATCGCAACTCGAAGGCCTGGCCGACAACACGGTCGCGCAATACAAGGTTGCCGCCAACAAGATCCGCGCCGCCTTCCGCGAGTTCTCACCCGGGCAAATCCTGCCGACTGATGTAGCCCAGTGGATGGACCACATGCGCGACAACCCGAACATGGCGAACCGCTGCCGCAGCGTTCTGAAGCTCATGATGGACTTGGCTGTTCGGCACGGGGAGGCCTCCAGCAATCCGGTCGTCAGCATCCCGCCCTTCAAGGAGAAGAAGCGCGATCGCTACATCACGGACAGCGAGTACGCAGCGATTCGCGACCAGGCACCCTCATGGCTGCAACTGGTTATGGATGCTTGCTACTTAACTGGCCAGCGCATCGGCGACGTCCTGGGCGTCAAGCTCTCCGATATCTCCGACGAAGGCATCCTTTTTGCGCCTCAGAAGACACAGAAGAACGGCAAGCGAATCCTGGTGCAGATGACCTCTGAGCTCGCGCAGTTGATCGAGGATGGCAAGCGGATGGCGCAAGGGAACGTCCGGTCCATCTATCTGCTGCCGGCGCGAGGGGGAAAGAAGCGCGACTACAGGACCGTCCGTGACTCCTGGGAGAAGGCCTGCGAACTCGCCGGCGTCGCGGATGCTCACCTGCACGACCTGCGCGCGAAGTCGCTGACCGACGCCGAGCACCAAGGGCTAAACGCCCAGCTGCTAGGTGGACACGCCAGCAGGCAGATGACCGAGCGCTACATCCGCATCAAGAAGCCGGACGTCGCCGCCTCCCCGACACTCGGCGGGAAGCGTCCCAAATCGGCATAATTCGATGCCGAGTTTTAGACATGTCTAATTGCATGCCTCAAGAGCAGTCCGCAAACCCAAGCGCAGCAAGCATCTCAGGGCATACACCGATGATGCAGCAGTACCTTGGCCTGAAAGCACAACATCCGGACACGCTGCTCTTCTATCGGATGGGGGACTTCTACGAGCTGTTCTTCGACGATGCGGAGCGCGCTGCGCGCCTCCTGGACATCACGCTGACCACGCGCGGGCAGTCGGCGGGCAAGCCGATCTCGATGGCGGGCGTGCCGTTCCATGCGGTGGAGCAGTACCTCGCGCGGCTGGTGAGGCTGGGCGAATCGGTGGTGATCTGCGAGCAGATCGGCGATCCGGCAGCCAGCAAGGGGCCGGTGGAGCGCGCGGTCTCGCGCATCGTCACACCCGGCACGCTCACCGATTCCGCGCTGCTCGACGACAAGGTCGATGCACCGCTGCTCGCGGTGACCCAGCTGCGCGGCCGTGTCGGCCTGGCGTGGCTCACGCTCGCCAATGGCGATTTCCGTGTCATGGAGTGCGAACCCTCGCAGCTGTCTGCGCAGCTCGAACGCCTGCGCCCCGCGGAAGCGCTGGTGCCGGACGGGCTCGCGCTGGACGTGGTGGAACAGCGTGTGGCCGCAGTGCGACGTCTCGCCGAATGGCAATTCGACGCGAACACCGCGCGCAAGCTGTTGCCCGAACACTTCGGCACGCGTGACCTCGCCGGCTTCGATGCCGAGCATCTGGATCTCGCGCTGGCCGCTGCCGCCGCGCTCTTCGACTATGCCCGCGCCACCCAGCGGCAGAGCCTCGCGCATGTGAGCGGACTCAAGGTCGAGCGCGAAGGCGAATACCTGCGCATGGACGCGGCCACCCGGCGCAACCTGGAGCTCACCGAAACGCTGCGCGGCGAGCCCTCGCCCACCCTCTTCTCGCTCTTCGATCTGTGCGAGACCAGCATGGGCTCGCGCTGGCTGCGCCATGCGCTGCATCACCCGCTGTCCGACCGTCGCTCCGCCGCCGAACGCCATGCCGGCGTGGCCGCCTTGCTGGGGGACGGCACCGGCATCCATGCAGAACAACTGGCGAAGGCCCTGCGCGGCATCGCCGACGTGGAGCGGATCACCGCGCGGATTTCACTGCGCAGCGCCCGCCCGCGCGACCTCGCGGCCCTGCGCGACACGCTCGCGCGCCTGCCGCTGGTGCAACAGTCCCTGCCCGCCGACGACGCCGGCCTGCTGCCGCGGCTCGCCGAAGCATTGACCCCGCCGCAGAGCGCCGCCGAACTGCTGCTGCGCGCGATCGCGCAGGAGCCCGCCGCCAATGTGCGCGACGGTGGCGTGATCGCCGCGGGTTACGACGCGGATCTCGACGAGCTGCGCAACATCCAGTCGAATTGCGGCGCCTTCCTGCTCGAGCTCGAGGCGCGCGAGCGCGAGCGCACCGGCATCAGCACGCTCAAGGTCGAATACAACAAGGTGCATGGCTTCTACATCGAGGTCACGCACGCGAACACGGCCAAGGTGCCGGACGACTATCGCCGTCGCCAGACGCTCAAGAATGCCGAGCGCTACATCACGCCGGAGTTGAAGGCCTTCGAGGACAAGGCGCTCTCCGCACAGGAACGCGCACTGGCCCGCGAGAAAGGTCTCTACGACGAGATCATCGAATCGCTCGCGACCGAGATCCTGGCCCTCCAACGCATCGCGCGTGCCCTGGCGCTGGCGGACGGCCTCACCGCCTTCGCGCGGATCGCGGCACGCCACGATTACTGCCGCCCGGTGTTCCGCGCAGAAAGCGGTCTCTGCATCAAGGGCGGACGTCACCCGGTGGTGGAGCGCCAGGTCGACAGCTTCATCGCCAATGACTGCGAACTCGCCAGTACCCGCCGCATGTTGCTGGTCACCGGCCCCAACATGGGCGGTAAGTCGACCTACATGCGTCAGGTCGCGCTGATCGTGCTGCTCGCGCATTGCGGCGCCTTCGTGCCGGCGCAGAGCGCGGAGCTGGGGCCGATCGACGGCATCTTCACCCGCATCGGCGCCTCCGACGACCTGGCCTCCGGCCGCTCGACCTTCATGGTCGAGATGACCGAGGCCGCCGCCATCCTCAACAGCGCCACCGCGCAGAGCCTGGTGCTGATGGACGAGATCGGCCGTGGCACCTCCACCTTCGATGGCATGGCGCTGGCCTTCGCGATCGCGCGCCATCTGCTCGACAAGAACACCTCGCTCGCGCTCTTCTCCACCCACTACTTCGAACTGACCCGCCTGTCGGTCGAACATCCGGAATGCGCGAACGTGCATCTGGGCGCGGTGGAGCACGGACACCGCATTGTCTTCCTGCACGCGGTGGAGGAAGGCCCGGCGAGCCAGAGCTACGGTATCGAGGTCGCGGCGCTCGCCGGCATTCCTGCGCCGGTGGTGCGCGAGGCACGACGCCGCCTGCGCGCGCTGGAGAATCGCGAGGCCTCCGGCGGTCCGCAAGCCGATCTCTTCGCGGCGCTGCCGCCCGAAGTCGAAGAGGCCGCGCCGCATCCAGTGCTTGAGGCGCTCGCGGGCGTCGATCCGGATGCGCTGACGCCGCGCGAAGCGCTGGAGCAGCTCTACGCGCTGCGCAGCCTGTTGCAATGA